CCATCGGTATACCGCCGGAACAGGCGCAGTTTCTTGAAACCAGGAAGTTTCAGACTGAGGAGATATGTCGGATCTTTCGGGTGCCGCCCCATCTGGTGGCTAACTTGGACAAAGCCACTTTCAGCAACATCGAGCATCAATCTATCAGTTTTGTAGTCCATACCATCCGTCCTTGGCTGGTAAGGCTCGAGCAAGGAATGAATAAAGCTCTGCTCAGCCCATCCGAAAAGGGCCAGTATTTTGTGGGCTTTGTGGTGGACGGACTGCTACGCGGCGACTACTCGTCAAGGATGCAGGGCTATGCGGTGGGTATTCAAAACGGTTTCTTAAGCCCTAATGATGTGCGGGCTTTGGAAAATATGAACACCATCGAGCACGGCGACATCTACGCCATGAACGGCAACATGCTCAAGCTTGAAGATGTCGGGGCCTATGCCAATCCGGCAGGAAAGGAGGTTAGCAAGTGAGCAGAAAGTTTTGGAACTGGCTCAAAAATGAGCAGTCTCGAACCCTATATTTAGATGGATATATCGCTGAGGACAGCTGGTTTGACGATGACATTACTCCCAAAGAGTTTAAAAACGAACTCTACGCCGAGGAAGGCGATGTGGTTGTGATGCTCAATTCCCCAGGCGGAGATGTTTTTGCCGCCAGTCAGATCTACACCATGTTAAAAGAATATCCAGGCCATATCACCGTAAAAATTGAGGGAATAGCCGCCAGCGCGGCTTCAGTAATCGCCATGGCAGCGGATGAGGTTTACATGTCTCCGGTAGCCATGATGATGATCCATAATCCCGCCACCGTCATATTCGGGGAAGTATCTGACCTGCAAAGCGGTATTGCCATGCTGTCCGAGGTTAAAGAAAGCATTATCAATGCCTACGAGCAGAAAACCGGTTTATCAAGAGCCAAAATCTCGCACATGATGGATGCCGAAAGCTGGTTTAATGCCTGGAAAGCAGTGGAGATGGGCTTTGCCGACAAAGTCCTATACACAACCGAAGAACACCTAAACGAGCCGCCCAGTGCGGCTTATCTTTTTGACAAAATGACGGTCACCAACGCGCTGGTAAGAAAGTTTCCGCTGCCCCAGGTTAATAACCCTAAACCGCCGACCGGCACCCCGCTCAGCTACCTGGAAAAGCGGCTCAGCCTATTAAAACATTAGAATGGGAGGAATAACCATGAGCAAAATCTTAGAACTGCGTGAGAAAAGAGCCAAAGCCTGGGATGCCGCTAAAGCCTTTCTGGACAGCAAGCGCGGCGCTGACGGGCTCCTTTCCGCCGAGGACGTTGCCACCTATGAAAAGATGGAAGCCGATGTGGTGAATCTCGGCAAAGAAATCGACCGGCTGGAGCGTCAGCAGGCATTGGATGCGGAGCTTAACAAGCTCGTCAATACACCTATTACCGGTAAGCCCGGCCAGCCCAACCCTGAGAATAAAACCGGCCGGGCCAGCGACGAGTACAAACGAGCCTTCTGGAACGCCATGCGCAGCAAGGCAGCGGGCTATGAAGTCCTGAACGCGCTGCAGGTGGGAACGGATTCCGAAGGAGGCTATCTGGTTCCGGACGAGTTCGAGCGCACCCTGGTCGAGGCCCTGCAAGAAGAAAACATCTTCCGCACCATGGCCAAGATCATCCAAACCGCCAGCGGTGATCGCAAAATACCGGTCGTAGCATCCAAAGGAACCGCTTCCTGGGTAGATGAAGAAGGCGCTATCCCGGAATCAGACGATGCTTTCGGGCAGGTTTCCATAGGGGCCTACAAGCTGGCGACCATGATCAAGGTATCCGAGGAATTGTTAAATGACAGCGTCTTTAATCTGGAGTCATATATCGCCCGGGAATTTGCCCGCAGAATCGGTGCCAAGGAAGAGGAATCCTTCTTCATCGGTAACGGAACCGGCAAGCCGACCGGGATTTTCAATGCTACCGGCGGAGCGGAACTGGGTGTAACTGCTGCCTCGGCAACGGCTATTACGGTGGATGAGATCATGGATCTGTTCTACAGCCTTAAGTCCCCTTACCGCAAAAACGCCGTATTCGTGATGAATGATTCCACTGTCAAAGCCATCAGAAAATTAAAGGACGGCAACGGCCAGTACCTGTGGCAGCCCTCCATTTCTGCCGGACAACCGGATACGATTTTAAATCGTCCGGTCAAGACTTCAGCCTATGTACCGGCAATTGCGGCAGGGGCTAAAACTATCGCTTTCGGCGATTTCGGCTACTACTGGATTGCTGATCGGCAAGGCCGTTCCTTCCAAAGGCTGAACGAGCTTTATGCGGCAACCGGTCAGGTAGGATTTAAGGCAACCCAGCGGGTGGACGGCAAGCTGATTCTCTCTGAAGCCATCAAGGTACTGCAGATGAAAGCGTAGGTGTGAGTTATGAGCAATGTAAAAAACTACACTGAGCAAGGCGGCGAGAAAACCGTCATTGGCGGATCGCTTGAGATTGCGACCAGCGGAAAGCTGATAATTGCGGAAGGTGCAACAATTGAAGGGATCTTATCCGTCCCGGTGGTTGATGCCCTTGACTCAACCTCAGCTACCAGCGCCCTGTCGGCTAAACAGGGCAAGGTTTTAAATGATGCTATAGCTGCCAAGACCGCTGCCAATCAGGCCGACAGTATTGCAACCGAAGTGGCCGAACTGGTGACCGACTTCAATGCCCTCCTCGCTAAGCTTAAAGCTGCGGGACTTATGGCAGCCGAGTAATGAAAGGCGGTGGGCGTATTGGTGCTGTCTTTGGAGGAAGTAAAACTGTATCTAAAAGTAGACGGTGATGAAGACAATACGCTCATCACCAATCTCATAGGTGCCGCCGAGGAGCTATGCCAAGACATTCTGCGCTTTCCCCTGACCGAATTTACCGAGGTGCCGGAAACAGTTAAACAAGCCCTACTCTATGCTATCGGCAATCTTTATGAACTACGGGAAGCAGTCGACATGAAAGCATTAATTGAGTTTATGACCAGGCTTTTATTCGCCTACCGCCGAGAAGGGTGGTAATTATGGAGAAGCGCGATTTAATGGGTCAGATGCGGCAGCGTATTGCCTTGCAGGTCAAGACCATCACCAAGTCAGAAGGCATCCCCCTGGAAAACTGGACTACAGTAGCCATAGTGTGGGCAGCAGTGTCGGACATATCGGGTAAAGAATACTTCCAGGCGGGGGCTTTGCAGTCGGAGGTCACCACCCGGATCAAAATCCGCTACCGCACCGGGCTAACTACTTCCATGCGGGTACTATATGGCTGCCGGGTATTTCAAATTCTGTCGGTAATCGATAAGGACGAGCGGCACCGCGTAATCGAACTGATGTGCAAGGAGGTGATCCCCGGTGGCGGATAATCTGACCCTGGAAGGTATAGATGAGATTTTAGATAGGCTAAAGGAACTGGGGCAAAGAGCCGCTCCGGCAGAGAACCAGGCCCTTTATGCCGGGGCCAAGATCGTTCAGGAAAACGCCAGCCAAAAAGCGCCGCGCAGTTTAAAGGCTAAGGAGCATCTGGCCGACAATATCGTGATTTGCGAACCAAAGCAGGATGAAAACGGCAAATACGTGGAGGTGGGGCCAACGGCTCCCTTTTTTTATGGCAAATTTCTGGAGTACGGCACCTCCAAGATGACCGCCCGCCCTTTCATGGGTCCGGCCCAAGCCGAAAGCAAAAAACAGGTGCTGGAAACCATCAGGCAGACCTTGAAAGCGGGGCTTGACCTATGATCAATGTCAAACCGGAAGTCCTGGCGGCTTTGGAAGGAAACACCGATCTGCTGGCTTTATTGGGCGGGGCTCATATCTACCAGCTGAAAGCACCGGAGGGTTTAGATAAATACATTACTTTGTTTGAGTTAACCAATTTCGATTCCGCCTGGGCAGACAACACTGCTTTTATGGCTGAGGTGCACGTGCAAGTGGATGTGTGGGTAAAAGCAGCCAGCACCTCCCCTATTGCCGCTGAGGTGGATAAAACCATGAAATTATTAGGCTTTAAAAGAACTGGCAGCGCCGATCTTTATGAAGACGATACCAAAATATTTCACAAAGCGCTCAGGTATGTGACTGAGCGGGAAGTTGAAGGAGGTTAAAAAATG